ACTTAAAGCCTTGCTTGATGCCATTCTTGAGAGCGTCATCAGCTGTGTTGAAACCTTCTGAGCTTGCAAGAAGTTCTACCTTCTCGAAGTCAGCCTCACGCCACTGGATAAACATACCGTTGCGAGCTGCAAGTTCTGCACCTCCTGCTGTACGGATTGCTGTTTTCATAGCTGCGATAATGTTCTTGATGTTTGAAACTGAAACAGTGATGTTCCCAGCTGCTCCACCAATAGAAGCGTTATCGAAGTTAGTCCACTGAGCGTGTTCTGCGAGCATAGATGTTTCCATCTTCTCGTTAAGAAGAGTCCCCATGTTGTCTGCAATCTCCATGAAGTCAGAAAATGACTTCTGAGCGAGGTCTGCGTCGTCGATGTGCTGTGCTGAATAGTCGTAGTCTGTGATTGATACAGTGTCGTCAGTTGTTGCAACTGCTACTGATGTATAACCAGTTCCACGTGTTCCTGAACTAACGGTAGCGTCAGTTAGGTAAGGGTTTCTAAGAATACCAATGTCTGTGTACTTTACGTTACAAACTTCCTTCCACACTGTAGGTGCAGAGAGGCGTTCCTGTAGCTTTGTTTCGTACTGAATTGTAGGAATTACTGCCATTTTTGATTAAATTAAGTTTATTAGTTTAATCAAATGGTCTAGTTTACGAGTTGTAGAAGACTCCTTTTGTTTTGTCTCGCTCTAGTTGAGCGTTGACAACTTTGATTCGCATGTCCTTTGGCACGTCTTCTATAGGTTTATTCATCCAGTAGTCAACACTATCTTGTGTTGTGCTTCCTGAACGCTTGCCCGCTATAGTTGCGTCTTCTGTCCTTGCGATTGCTCTTAAGTCTTCGAGTTCTGCCTTAAAGTGCTTGCTGTCTAGTACTGATTCAAGGTCTTTGCCAGTTTCCCGCATATACTCTTGAACAAGTTTAGTTTCAGCCTCTCCCTTAATGCCCTCTGACCTAAGTAGTGCCTTCATCCCATAATCTAGCCCATCTGATGTGCTTGGTTTGCCAGCTTCGACTTTAGGAGCTTTAGACAGCTTTGTTTCAGCTCTCTTTAAGCGTCCCTCTAGTTCTCTTGCTTTAGCTTTCCAATCTACTGTAGGCTCTCCTTCACCTTCTCCACCTTTGTCAGATGTGTCTAGCTCTGCGTCCTCTACAATAACTTCTTCCCCATTTTCATTTGTTGACATAATGATACTGTTTTAGTGATTAAGTGAGTAATCATACTCTTCGTTGTTAATCCATTTTGATGGGATGGAGAACCGTATACTTATAGTGTAGGGAACATTTAAAACGTGTGCAATTACTCCCCGAAGGTATCTCTAAACGCTGGTGTACATGTAGAGCACTGTGCCCCGCTGTTGTCACAGTTAGAGCAGCTGGCTTCCTTTGCCTCTGTTTTCTCCACAACAATCTTCTTAGGTGAAACTGCTTCTATAATAGCTTCTACTATTTTCTTAGGTCTTCCCATATTACTTGTACAAAATTGTAATGTTTGCTGTACCTCCAATCGTTGCGTAAAGCCCTGTGTTGAAGTTAGCGTCGAATAGTGGCACAAAACGCTCCCCAGCTGCAAACGACATTGTTTCGCAAAGAACCGTTGTAGCGGCACTCGTGTTGTCCCACAGTTTCAGTGTTCCACTACTGTGAGAATTGATAACAATTCCTTTAACCGTTCCCGCACCTGTTTTAACCAAGGCACTTGCACTTAGATTTCTATATGAGTTAGCTTCCATAATTATATTCCTGGGTTCTCCTCTTCATAAGGAGACTCTATTTTAGTTTTGATAAGTGATAAACTTTCAAACGCATTATGAAGTGCGTTTACCCCCGCCCACTGAGCACGAAGCTGCTGCCCGATTACTTCGTCAGGGATTGGATTGGTAGGTGCTAGAGATACTAAGCTAAATGCTCCATTTACTAGCGGGTCTACTACTCCACCCTTAGCAACTACTCCATGAGAGAAGATGCCAGCCAAGAGAACTTTCTTTACAGCTTCGACCATGTCAGTGTCAGCCATAAATGTCTCTATTTTTACTACTTCTAAGTCAGTTAAGTTTTGTTGCATATATATTTATTACTAAGCTCCCGTAGGAGTTGGTGTTTGCACTGGTGGTGTTGTTATTTGTGTAAAGTCGATAGCACTCATTCCCGACTCCTCCAATAGGTCGTTTACAGACTTTCCTAATCCTGGCACTTGGACGAAACCTTGCGGGTTTGACAGTACCATCTTTATGATATTACTTATCTTGTCGGCATTTTGTGCCATGTATCTTTGCTTGCCTGCTACGTTTACCAGAACGCTTGTAGGAAGTTCTTTAAGTTCTCCCTTAATAACCTCGAAGAAGCCTCGCTTGCCGTGGATAGCTCTTACTTGTTCTGCAAAGGTGGTCTGTAGCCCTTCGATAACTTCTGGGGTAACTAGTTCCCCCCTAAGAATCATCTCCTTTTTGGTCTTTTCTACCATGTTCTTAGATATTCCTTCGACAACTTCTTGTAGCTCGTCGAGAGTTAGAGCCTCTGAGAAGTTCTTACCTTGGTCTAGGTCGTTAATCATCATCTGTAGAATCCAGTCACGGTAGAGCTGGTCTGCGAAGAAAGTAGCGATTTTACCTTGTCTATACTCATGGATTCCCTGTCCTTGCTGTACTACTAGGTTCTGTAGGGCGAAAGGTGTGCCTGATGTTGGGTTGGTTCCTAACTGTGCCTCACTAGCGGAGCCTTTGATTCTGGCTTTAGTCTGTAGGTCCTGTGAGTGGTTGGTAAAGGCTGTGAGGTTCTGTAGTGAGCCGTCAAGCTTCTGAGTGGTATCACCTTTATTCTGCTTGAGGATAGTGTTGTTCTTTAGGTCTGTTATCTTCTTACCCGCCAGTTCATCACTGTCTGTTAAGAACACCGATACAGCTGAGTCTAGCAACGCCTTAATCTTAATAGCTGAGTAGTTGTTCCAAACTTGCTCTTCAAAGAGTGATTCGACAATGGAACGGCCACAAGCACGCCCCTTTGAGCGCACACGGTCAATCTTTAGTGTCTTAAAGTTAGCAGAAAGAGGCTTGTCCTTACCTTTGTAAAGTGAAATTCCTTCGTCTTTGCCTTCTGACTTATAGAAAGAGACGTAGTGAATCTGGTTTACATACTTGTCATTGCTTCCACCTTCTACAACCCATGCTTCAGGTAGCATCCCTCGTAGTTCGTAGACAACAATGTTTTTAGAAGGTGTTTTAACAGTCTGGTCGCCAGCAATAGGGACAGTTCTCTCAGCTTTTGCTTGTAAAATAGCGTTATCTACTGCGTCGTCGTCCCACTTTCCCTTCATTTCTAGCATGTCAGCGATATTCATCTCGTGACGTAGGCAGAGTGGACCAGAGAGAACCTCCACTTGGTCGCAGAAAGCGATAGTTTTAAGGTCTACAACCTCTGGTAGCTTGCCTTTTAGGTTCTTAACGAGCACAAGGTCGTAAATGACGGAGGACTCTACAACGTCGTCGATGATAGTGTCTAGTTCTACTTTGCGGTTCCACTGTGGGGCGTACTTCTTGATTATAAAAGAGAGGTGGTCTTTAGACGCTTGGTTGACGTAAGGGACAATATCTTTAGCATCGAAGCCTTCTGAGCGGAAAGCCACATTGATAATTGGCGTTACAAGGTCGTCATAAGGTCTGAGGCCGTCGTTCTTACCTGTGTGGAACCATCCGTTAGCTACGTTCGTGCAGCGTTCGATGTGTTCAAACATGCTCCACTCTTTCGAGGATGTGATAGGAACCTTGGCTATTTTCCAATTAGTTTCCTCTTGCTTTATATAGGTAAACGGATTAAGAGCGTCTTCCATGTTATTTAAGTAGGAGATTCATTACAAAAACGTCGAGAAAGTCCTCATTTCTAAAGAGATTTTTTCCTTGTGTAAGGTTGAGCTTTCTTTCTCTAACATCGTCTCCTTTCTTTAGCGTAACGTACACCTCAGTATGCAACCACTCTGGCTTTAGAGACAGGATTGCTTGCTTAATATCTTTAGGTCTTTTTGTAAACTCCTCACCGTTAAACTTGAGTGTTAGATTATACATAGTTTAAGTGTAGGGGACATTTATTTAGCGTGCAATAACTAAATGGCTACATTAGTCTCTTTCTCCTCTACGTCGTAAGCGACCTCTCTAATCATCTTTGGTGGTTCCTTTAGCTCAAAGAACATCCTCATCATAAATATATCTGCAAAGTCAGGGCTTCTGCCTAGAAGTTCCTTAATCTCACTCTTTGGAATGATAGCTAGTTTAGTGTTAGCTGAGTCGTCCACCTTTTGTACAACGTCTAGCTCCTCGATGTACTCAGATATAGCTTTCTCTAGCGTGTAGCCTTCTATGTTGGTGTTGAACTTAGTCACCTTAACAAGTATCTTTCTATCGTTTACCATTTCAGACAGCTTAAAGTAGCACTGGCATCTAAAGTTCTGATAGTTGGCTGGCTTCATTTTACTACTGATAAAGTCCCAAACAGGAAGAGGGCTAGAAGCCCCGTTAAAGCCCTTAATTCCTCTCATGCCATCTACTACTCCTCCACCTACTCCACCCTCGTCTACGAGGATATTTTGCCATCCTACGCCCTCTGTGGCTGCCTCGTCCCTAATCTTTGCAATAGTTTCGTCTATTCCTTGGTACGTATAAACACCGAGAGCGTAAAGTTCTAGCCCTTTAAAGGTTCCTATTACTATTTTATCTCCTCCGAAACGTGCGATGTCAGCGATGATGGTTTTAGTTTGTGAGTTGTTTACTAGCGTATTCCTAGTTAAGTCACAAATAGCCTCATAGAACATAATCTTTTGAGGGTTGTCGTCAAATTCAAAGTTACCTTTTAAAAGACGCTCTCGTGTTACCTTGTCGCTTCTCTCTAGGTTGGTTATGTAAGCCGCTGGTAGGTGTGGATTGTCCCCAGGTAGAGCACGAATAAACTCCCTGTAAGAAGGAAGTGTCTTATCTTTCCAGGGCTGGTAGTAGTCACGGTAGACGTGCCCCTTGTTAGGGTTAAATGTTTCTAGCCAAAAGGTTTTAACTTCCTTTCCCCTTAGGTTGTTCTTTCTTCCTACACGGGTCTTTAAGATTGACTTAGCTTTCTCTGGTGTTTCGTTTGATTCGTCTATCCAAGCCCACGTAAGCTCAAGTGAACCGAAGCGTGTGTATTCTGGGTCTTGTGGACTGTAAGCAGTGTCTAGTAGGTAAATCTGGGACTTGTTGGGAAAAGTGATTACCCCTTGCTGTGCGTCGTACTTATAGCTTCCTTCCTTGTAACCAAGCTCTGCAAAGATTTCAAAGAGAGTGGAAAGCGTTGTGAGCCTTAGTGTCTTTAACTCCTTACGTCCTATAGCTCCTCTACTTCCTGGGTACATTTCTGCTATAGTGATGGCTAAGTAACATCCTAGTCTACTCTTACCGCCGCCAGCTGCCCCTCCATAACCTAGCTCAGTGATGTTGGGTGATTCCCAAGCATCCCAGGCGAGAGATTGTTTTGGAAGGAGATTAATTACTGCGTCCATTTTCGGTTCTTACTTTTGCACATATTTGCCTTATTCTTTCTGGTGTCAAATTAAATTTAATTCCTACTTCTTTAAAAGTAAGCCCACTTTCTCTTGCTAAGAATATTTCTTCCCTTCTCCTTTCCCATTCAGAAAGTCTAGCTATTAGTTTTTCATCTTTGATTTCTTTCATTACGCCTTATTTATTATTGCTTCCATTATTTTATTTAAATATATAGGGTTTTGTTACACATTTTCCTATTTGTAAAGAGCGAATCATTTATAACTAATAGCAATTATGCTGTTTGTCCCTATTACAACGATACTGAACATCTTATACGTCTATAAGACTTATTAAGTAACGTCTTCTATGTGTTATTTACATAACTTGACATACGAACCATGTACTGCATTGGGTTCTCTTTTCTTTCTTTTAAATAGTAAGCACGCTTCCATCTCTTCAAAAGACTTCTGTTAGCGATAGTATTATTTAGCTCTTTCAAAAATAGTTTATCTGTTAGTTTCATAAATTAAGCTTTATTTATTATAATAGTCTTTACCTCAAAGTCTTTCCCATCCTTTCCTGTGAGTTCGTTTCTAGTTGAAAATTCAGTCTTTAGCTTTCTTTCTAAGAACCACTTAGCATTATCCGCCTGGCCTAAACCTTTTACTATAGTTTGTCTAGCCTTTAATATAGGTCTTTCTTTCAACTTCTCTTTTCTCTCGCTATATCCAGGTGTTTTTAACTGGTAGTCATAAAAAGCATCCTTTGAAATATCTGCATAAAATATAGCTTCTCCGTCTGTTCCACCTAAAGCAAATACCTCATCCAATTTAGCGAGAACTTCTGGTGTCATAACTGTTGGTCTTCCTACTTCTTTTTTTGCCATATTATATCTTTACCATTTTTCTTAATCTTATCATTCCCTGTGTAGTCTACATAGCGTTGGACTATTACGTCTATATACTTAGGGTCTAGTTCCATACCGTAGCATATTCTGCCTGTTTTCTCTGATGCTATAAGCGTAGAGCCAGAGCCTAGGAAGAGGTCTAGAACTATGTCTTCTCCTTTTGAAGAGTTAGCAACTGCTTTCGTAACTATTTCAATTGGTTTAGGTGTTGTATGCCCCGCAACTCTCTCTTTGTCGCTTTTCCATATAGAAGTCTGCTTTCTATCCCCATAAAAAGAGTGCGTTCCATTATCCATCCACCCATATAAACAGGGTTCATGTTGGCTTTGATAATCAGTCTGGGAAAGCGTCAGGCTGTTTTTTACCCAGATAATCATTGAGCTAAAGTGAAAGAACTCTCTGAATAACCTGTTGAAAATGTCTGCACATCTATCCGAGTGGAAACAATATATTGATGCACCTGACTTTGAATTGGCTAAATAATTGGTGAATACGCTTCTCAATAAATCTTCCAGTCCTTCTCTGTCATCATTCTTTATGCCTTCATAATTGACTCCATAAGGTGGGTCAGTAAACACCATGTCCGCTTTCTTCCCATCCATAAGCATCTCCACACCCCCTATCTTCGTACTATCCCCACAAAGCACTCTATGTCCCCCTAATTCGTATAAATCCCCTAGTTTACTTTTAGGTTCTTCTGGTGTTTCTGGTACTTCATCATCCTTTTCGTCTGCTTCTATAATCAAATCACTGTCAAAACCTGTAAGCTCAAGCATATCCTCTGATAATCCTTTGAGTTCCTCCATAACAAGATTCATATCCCAATCGCTCTCGTTTAGCTTGTTATCTGCTAACCGATAGGCCTTTGCTTGCTCTTCGGTTAAATCTACAACCTTTATATATTCATCTTTTATCTCCATTCCAAGTGATTGTAGTGCTTCGTATCTTCCGTGACCTACAATTATTACTCCTTGCTTATCTACTACTATAGGTTGGTTCATTCCGAACTCCTTTATTGAGTTAGCCACTTGTTCCACTTGTTTCTTTGGATGCTTTTTAGCATTAAGTATGTATGGTGTTATTTTCATTTTTTATTATTCACAGTATAGCACACTTGACAAATAAGTTGTACACTGTGGACAACTAATGAAGTTCAAAGTAATAAAACTTAACTTTAGAAGGTTCGATAAAGTAAAGATACTTTTAGAATCTGACCCTCTCCCGATAGACCCTATTCTTTGCCCCTCAAACATCCACCCTCGCTGCCACGGTCTTTATGTTAAGGACCACGAGAACCAGGTGGAGTGTCGCTTATGCTCCATGTTTAGAAAAGTTTTATAACTACACCTTCCCCCACTTCTCAGGGAACTTGTTACGTCTGTCTACGCACATATGGCAGAAGCAACGGCGGTCGTAGGGGGAGGGTATCATACTAGCTTGATTGTCTTACAGGACTCACATTGGTAAAGGGTGACTTTAACATCTCTCAACCAGGCGTTCCCTTCTCCGTCGCTGGAGGCGTCTTTTTTACCTGTATCTATCTTTCCAACCTCTATCATTTCTCCACCACAAGTTGAGCCTAATGCACTTGTTATATATTCGCATTTCATATTATCCTTCAAGTTCTTTAATCTGTGCTTGTAACTTGTTGAGTAGTTCTTTTTTACAATAAGCTACTCCATGTAAGTAGTCATCGCTGTCGTCAAACGGGTCCCCTTGTATCTTTTTAACTTCTTCACATTCTTCTTTCAAATACTTTATAAAGGATTGTCTGAGGACGTCTGGCACAGTCTCACCTTCCCACTGTGGGCAGCCTCTTGTTATAATCATTTGTGAGTGAAGGTCAGTTAAGAACCTCATCGGCTTACTTTCCATCACTGATTTCTCGATTTG